AGTATTTTACGTTTGTCATTACTGGAGTTGTCCCCCAACTATGCGAAGCAATCTCAGAAGCACCAACATCAAGCGTATATAACCCAGCAGTATTTGCAGCAGTCATTGTAGTTGACAATATATTTGTAAACGTACTATCTAATGTCTTTAAATAGATTTTATAAGTGTCAGTAAGACCTCCTCTCATAATCCAACTTGCTTGGTATTTCTGTGTAGACCTTACCTTTAAAAAGTTATTAGACTTACTTAAATTAAACCACTCAGCCTCTTGCTCAAAGCCATTAAGAAACTCTTTGTCGGTTTCAGCAGAAGCATCTTCAATACTCCAGTTATAATAATCTTTTGTACTTCCAGATAAATCAGCCCACTCAATATACTTTGGAGACGAGTTCCAACTATCAAAAGTATTGCCACTTACTGCACTACCTTGTAACGCACCACTATAATACTCTTGGAAAGCTATTTTAAAGTCTTTTAAGGCACTTTGAGATATATCAGTAGTATCTCCAGCCAATACAGAATAATCGCTGCTTACAAACGATTGTATAATATTTTGAATATCTGTTACAACTTGAGTAGCTGAGGGGATAGTATTTAACTGCAAAGTAGCAATCTTTGTATTATCTCCAGTTGGGTCAGTAAATAAACTTGCTATTACCTTAAATCCACTCTGTGCAGTTTCTGTACTACTGACTAAATATTCAATAGGAGCAAAACTCGGTTCTGGTATATTGGTTGTCGGTTGGTCTTGAATTGTAAGTGCCATCTATTTATATATACAAAAATAGACGCATAAATTTAGGGTAATAAAAAAACCCCCATTGCTGGAGGTTTAATTGTTTTAGGTTTTGGTTTTAATATTTAATTAAATCTGAATACATTTCAGACAATCTTTTTATATTAAAGTCACTTGAAATCATTTTATTTAATTCATTGATTTCATTTTGATTTGCTTTGTTATAATTTTTTTTACGTAATAATTCGCAAACTCTCATAAATGCTAAATCGAAACTTTCTTTTGTGTTGTGAGTAATTTTGTAATTCATTTTGTTATTGTGTTTAGTTATTTTAAATTATTTTATCTGAAACTCTATTTCTTATTAAGTCAAATCTTTTTATTGCTTCTTTTTTTGTTTTATACTTTGTTGATGTTTGAATAGTATAATCTGGGTAAATGTCTACAAAGTAAATGTCATTATAAGGTAGCTTACCCATTACTACTTTTTTGTTTTCGATTTTTGTTCTGTATGTAAATTCTTGTTTTGTCATTGTGTTTGTTATTATGATACAAATATAGTATAAAATATTAATACAATGCAAGTTTTATTTTATTTTTTTTATTCTACCTTAATAATATCTATAATATACTTACGATACTGCTCTAATAACTTGCTCTCAAAGTCTAATAACTCTTTGTCGTTAATCACATTAGAATAGAAGTTTGTTTTATCTAATCCATATTTCCAAATATTGTAAGATACTGCAAAAGCAATAGAATTTCTAATAGCCTCTGCATCTCTACGTTTACCAGACTTTGTATTTTTTCGAGTGTAACTTCTTTTAGCTTTTATATCTGAAAATTTACTAATACCTCTATTTAACATAAACTTTCTAACGGCTGATATAGGAGGAGCATTTTTCCAAGAGAATGGACTTTTGTAGCTAAAACGGCTTATACCTTTATTTTTTTCAGCTCCACTTACACCCTCATCAATAAACTGGTAATAAGTTGGCATTGCTATTTGTATTCTAAATCCGTTAGAAGTTATTGTTATTGGGTTTGTATTCCCATCAGCTATACTTTGAGCAGTAGCTCCACTTGCTACCCTACCAACATCATATAAGGACTTTACTAAATCATCAACTATTTTCTGCCAATATTGGTTCAGCATTCCTATTAATCTCTTATCTTGCATTTTTCTCGTAATCTTGTTTCTCTACCATATAAGCCCACCAGTTCAGAAACTCAATAGCTCCTAATTTAGTTGCCTCGTTAATACTTATGTTGTGTAAATCTGCCATAGCTTTTATCACGCTGAAGAGTCCCCATCGTTGTCCAAAATCTCCCTCGCCATCTTGACTGAGTTCTCCGTCCACTTTTGTAAATAATCCTCTGAATTTTTTAAGTAGCCGTTCCAGAGATTCCAAAAAAAAACAAAGACATTCCATACATCTGTTACTTTTACATCTCGGCAATATTTAGCTCTCTCTGTAAGCGTTAAATTATCCTCGCTATACTTCTTGCCTTTTTGCCTACTTAATGCAGCTATAAGCAAGTCCATTACTTGTATGCTCTCGCCTTGATGGTTTGCCCTTATATTAAGTATGTCTAATAGCTGACCACTTGTTAGCCTATCTGGTCTATGCTCAACGTGGTATTCCTCGCCATTTAAAAAGATTTTATTATTAACCTTTTTTTGCTCCAGCTTATTTAGGTTGATTTTGCCTATATCTTTAACCATATCATTAAACTCAGATAGCTTAATCTTACTGGCTTCGTCATAGGTTATATTCTTAATTGCTGCTACTGCGTAAATATTCTGTTCAATTTCCGTTAGGTCTTTGTCTATATTGTTAAGTAGCTGATATTGCCCTACTGTAATATCATAAAACTGTATACTGTCCATATCCTTTCTTACTAAATTTGTGCATTATTAAATATCTTAGAGCGTCAATAGCGTGGTTATATTCATCAATAGGTACGTTAAGGCTATCTCCGTTTTTATTTACTTTCCATTTATATTGTTCAAGCTCTTTTATTAAATTCTTACTTGACGAATGTACGTTAATTGCATAACCTTTCAAAAGATTAATGCCAAACATAACACTATCTTTGCCCTTTTTTACTCCATCTATTGTCCACCTTAATCGCCTTAGCTCCTCTATACTCTTTGGCTCGGCACTATCTGCTACTATTAAAGCTCCTCTGCTTACGTTTAAAGCATCCATTCTACTGCTTATATCTTGATTAGTTAAGCCAGTTTCATATATCAACTCCTTAACGTATAATTCTCCGTCTTGCATACGCACCTCAATCAGCGTTGTAGGGTCATTACTAAAACCAAAATCTATTCCGTACCCTATTATCTTTTTATCTTCAAACCCCTCATTCAATACATACCACTTCTTAAATATAAGCCCCTCTATTCGCCCAGTAATACCTCTGGCATATACTTTCCATAGGTCTAAATCTTTGCTTTTAAGAGCCTCTATCTTCTCTCTTATCTTCTCGCTTAAGAAAGGGTTATGCCTATGGTCTGATATTATTAATTCTGTGCTGGGTATTGGTATTACTTTATCGTGTACCCAAAAGCTCGTATCTGGGTTGTAATCTATATAGACTTGCTTACGAGTTCTAAGGCTTAATTGCTCATAAATGTTGTAAGGTATTCCGTTTGCTTCATTTACGAATAGATAGTCACGCTTACCACTCTTTGCATCTTGGTCATTATCGTAGGAATTAAACTCCATTATAGAGCCATTAAGGAAACTAAACACTCTATCACTCCTATTGTAAAATGTTACTTGTTGTTTTATAGCCTCATCGCCATTATGTATGTCAATAGCATCCCTCAAAGCTCCTACCTTTAAATTAGGTATATCTTGACCTACTATCGTTATAGTGCAAACCTCGTTTATAGCCTTACTAAATAATACTTGCAAAATAGCATAGGTCTTACCAGAGGATGTACCACCTTGATTAACTACCACATCAGCAGCAGAGGTATAATTTTGGCGATATAAAGTAGAGGTACTAATCAACTATATCTTTCTCATTAGACGCTAATGGCACTCCAGTATCTATAATGTTTATGTCTAAGCTCTTATAGGTTGTCTCTTGCTGCACCTCAGTACGTTCTATATACCCTCGTTTCTTACCTTTGGTCTTTAGGTAAAATATAGTTCCAGTAGTATTGCCATCCTTAATCTGCTTATGCAGTTGGCTTTCTGCAAAGTCTAAAGCTATATTTTCTATATCCTCTACTGCTTCTTTATATATATCGTCTTGCTTTAGCCAAGTGTAATGTGTATTCCTACTTATTCCAACTGACTTACAAGCAGAGGTAACTATCCCTAAAGACTTCTCTAAAGCTTCTATCATTGCAGCCTTTTGTATGTCATTTTTTGTACTCATATTTCTCTACCACATTTATCACATATTTCTATTTGCCTATCTTCTTTAATTGGCTCTTCTGATTCATCTGCATTAAACGGAAATCCCTCTAAACCCCAATCTGATAATTCATTTACATCCCACTCATTAGCCAATATATCCCAGTCGTGTTCTCCAAAGCCTACGTTATCTGCTATAATAAATCTTCTTGCCTCTTCATCTGTTAAGTCCTCAGCCCTTTTAATCCACTCATCTGGCAGCTCAGTATATCCTAATTCTTTTAATGCCTTTAAACGCATATTACCTCCTAAGACTATATTGTCTTGGTTAATTATCATAGGTCGTAAAGCCATCATTTTAGGAAACTCCTTAATAGACTTTTTTAACTTCTCAAATTTCTCGTCTTTTATTATACGAGGGTTATTAGGATTGCTTTTAATATCTGTTACTTTCATTTAAAGTATTTATCATATAATTTAACAACGTGTTTATAGATGCACTTACCACAACTTACATCTGGTCTATATCTAAAGTTCTCTTGGCATAGCTCAATAAATTCATTATATAAACTTGGGTCAAGTCTGCCACCTTTCATATTATAGATAGCTCGTATTCTTGTTTCTAATTCCTCACTCATAATGATTGTAAGCGTTTTTCGTTCTCTTTTGTTATATCGTGTTTAATTGTTATGTCCTCTTTTAGCTTTAAGCCTAAATCTACTTGCATTGTGTGGTTACCTTTTATCTTCTTTATTGCATTAGACCATTCATTATTATATACCTTTAAGCTATTTTTATTTGTTGAGAGCAAAGTATAAGGCTCTACTGCCGATACCATTACTGGCTTTGCAAAGTGTCCAGCTTCAATCATTTTTAACTCAGATTTGCAGTTATTAAATAGATTATCTTGCAGAGGTATAACGCAAATACCACAATGTTTATAGTCATCAGCATAACTCTGTATATCGCTTATCTGTTTTTTTATAGCCTTCATTCGCTTTGGTAATCTTGGAGCTTTAATTAATAGCTTACTATCGTCAAAAGCGTTCCCTAATAGCTTTAAATCTTTTAAATGAGTAGTACCACCAGAATAAAAGAACGTATCAAAATTAAGACTTAAATCATCGTAAGCATATTGTTTTTCTGTTGGGTCTAAAGCGTTCTTAATTACTACTATATTTTTATTGTATGGTCTTACCTTATCAGCCAGTATAGAAGTTGTAGTCCATATCTGGTCAGCTAACTTTAGATTCTTAACAATACATTTATCGAGGTTGCTTTTTTGGTAATAGTATCGCATTGGGTGTCCTTTAGGTAATACCCAGTAATCATCTATATCGCAGATAACTTTAATTCCTTTTGCTCTTAGCTTAAGGAATGTTTCCTCTGGCTGCA